GAGTGGATGCGGGTGGACTTGCGAATCGCGACATAATCGCGCTCGATGCTCATGCCGGAGACAATCGAGCCCGTGCCGGTTGCGGGTTGCGCCGTCAGGCCAAGCCCAGCATAGGACAGGGACGGCGCCTCGACATAAGCGAGATAGCAGTCCGTGCCCCACACGCGCGAGAGCGATGCGTCTTGCCCCTTTTTGGCCGTGTTGTAGTACACGCCATTTGCCACCAGCACGCGGTCGAGCCCGAGGATTGACGCGAGATTCGCCGCCATCGCCCCCAGGCCGTTGAGGTACTCCTCGGGCCGGAGAACCTGCTTGGCGATGTCCTTCGTTTCGGCGTTGTGCATGATCGCGCGAAGGACGCGGAAATCGACAACCAACACGTTGGGCGAGGCACCAATGCCGTCTTCGATGCGGTAAAACTGCGCCGAAATATCGGTGACCGGAGTACCGCTCGCGTTGTTCCAGGCCGTAGAAACGGTTGTGACGCGCGAGGTCAGAGCCGTGTCGATAATGGATTTCACCGTCCGCTCGTGCGAGAGGAAGAGCTTGTCCATCAGCTCATTGGTCTTGTCAATTTCCGGTCGAACTGCAACGTCTGCATTCGCCTCCATTTCGTCAGGGATCAGATCCTGGAGCGAGTGATCGACGCAGTCAAACGTCACCGGCTGATCGGGCGTGCCGGAATAGTTTGCGTGCGGCTCGGCACCCGCCGCGCGGGTGCTGTCCTGATCGCGGAACTTGTCACTCTTCGGGTCGCGCCGCCAAACCTTATTGCCGTTCAGCTTCGGGACTGGAATGACGGGAAACAGTTCGCGCGCAATAAACTGCGGCGCCCTGCGCTCAATTGCTACATTCGTGAGGGCAACATCTGTTGAGTAGTCACCCGGGTTGGTCGAGCCCATTTTGTAATCCTCCGGTGGGGTTTGTTAGATTTCGTGCGGGTCAATCCGAGCGAGCGTTAGCCCTCTGTATCAATGAGTGCGGCGATTTTTGCGATGACCGCCGTGATGTTCGGCGCGAGGTTTCCGGCATCGGTCACGGCAGTTGTGATAACCACATGGATTGTGCCGCCGGGCACAAGGCCGGTTGGGGTCAGAGTAAACGACTTCGCGGCCAGCGTTGTCGAATTGATACTCTGCGCCGCCGTGCTGCAAATATCGGCGCTGACCGTGCCATCCTCGTCGTCCGGGTAGGCGTTGCAATCAATGGTGGCGGAGGTGTCAGCGACAGCCAGCACGCCGGCGATTGTTTGCAGCGTGATTGTTTCGCCGTCGCGATAATTTGGCGGCAGAACAAGCACAAAACCGGCCTTGTTTGTGGCCGTTGTTCCGCCGGCATCCGCGCCTTGAACTGTCGGCGCATCGGTGCCCGGCGTACCGACAATCAGCGCAAGGTCGTCCGTGCCCGCAGTGGTCGGCAGCAACGCGCCCATCGCGTCCCAGGTACGCAGGTCCGTGAGCGGGATTGTGTGCACCGCCAAATCGCGATAGATGGGAGACAGCGAAATGACCTTCCAGTCCGTGTTTGCATAGTCGCCCCACAACTCAAGCACCTGCCCACTCGTGTCCAGTTGCGCGTGGGTTGCCGAGCCCCCAATCGTTCCGCTGGCGGGTGTGATTGTGACGACGCCCGCCCCAGTGCGATGGATGCGGACAATCGTGCCGTTTGTCGCCTCCGTGACCGCAGGAATTGATACCGCCACCACGCCCGCGAAGGACAGCTCGACGGGCACAACAGAGGCCGTCAGATGGGACGCCGTGATTGCCGCAGTGCCGTCGGCATCGACGTATAGCATTTTGATTTCGCCAGCCGCCGGCGTGCCGACAACCCACGGGCCGGTGATAGCCACGCGGATAATGTCACCGTCGGCAGTTGCCGGCTCCATCGCAATGGCACCGGCAACGTCGCCGGACGCGGCCTTGATGCCGACGCCTGCGGTTGTCGGCTTGAGATAATCGCCAGCCGCGATATTGGAGTCAGCGCCGTTGACTTCGAGCATACCGATCTTCCCGGCGCCCTCGATAGCCACCGGATCGGCGGCGGCATCAGCATCGTCAACCGAGACGCCGAACGGATATTCGCCCGCCGCCGCAGCCGTGAACTTGTACGTTTCGGCGGCAGTCGTGCCCTGCTTGACAAAACGATTCGCGACAATCGCCGCCGTGGCGATGCCGGAAACGGGATAGGTTGTAAACTCTCCTGCGCCCATGATTTTTCTCCTTCGTGAATTTGTTATTTCGGGGTAGAGCTTCGAGCGCGTGCCGTTGTGTTACCGCCCGTTGTGTTTGGTTTCGCCCTCGGCAAACGCCTGCACCAGGGCACGATCAAACGGCACGCCGTCGCCGTCGTTGGCTCGATCGTCTGCCATGATTTCGCGGGCGCGCTTTGATGCCCACGCCGAAAACTCTGCGCGGTCAGACGGAGCGGGCGGAGTGTCGGAGGAAAACGAAACCTCGCGGCGTTTGCCCTCTGATTGCAAGGGCACCACAACGGGCGCGCTGGCGATCGAATGGAGAAAGCGCTCACGCGAACTGCCGGTGAGTTTCGCGCCGTCGCCGAAATGCACTTCGTTGGCGCCGGACAACTCCAGATAGGTCTCCTGGAGTTCGTCGCGTTGCGCAGCGGTAACGCGGCCCTCGGAAAAAGCCGCGTCGAAAACCTCGGCAAACCGTGCGCAGGCCTTCGCCTTTTCGGCTTCGGCCTTCATGGCCTGCACGCTGGCGGACAGCGCCTCGATCTGCTCGGCGAACTCCGCCCGGTCCTTACCCAGTGTTTTGTTCGCCTTCTCAAGATCGGCGTTTTTTGCCTTTTCAGCTTCGAGGTCGGCCTTCGCCTTTTCGGCTTCTGCCGAGACCTCCGAAAATCGCGCAACGGTGATGATTTCCGGCTGCTCGCCGGCCTTCGGGTCAGCGTTTTTGATGGCTGCCATTTTGTGATTGCCCCTTTCGGAAAAGATACCCTGCGCATACGGCAGGGCGTGTGTGTGCGAAATGCGACCGGACGGCAAAACCACTCCGGCCAAAATCTCGTGAGTGTGATTGTCGCACATTTCGCCCGCGCCTGAGTGCTCGCCGTCCCAACTCGCCCGCGCAAGCGACGTGAAGCCGTTGCCCGCATCGTCAAGGTGGGCAACGTGATCGTGATTGAGCACCGCGCCGGTCCATGTGTCGCGCACGATTGCGCTGTGGCCGTTGGGGTTTGGGTCAACAATCTCGGCAAACACAACAGGGAGCGGGGCAGAGTCGGCAAACGCTGCCGTAGACTCCGCCCAAGAAATCGCCAAGGTGTCACCGCCGCCGGGGGCGGCAAATACAATGTCGGCCATGCCATTAACCGCCGGGAGGGCCGCGCCCAGAAACGTCACGGCGCGAAGGTAAAACTTCCCCAAAACGTTGTGATCGTGATAGATTTCGACGCTCCGCTTTTTGTAGCGCCGCGTCCGAAGCTGTTCGGCGAAATCCTCGGTCACGTCACGGAAATCCGCGAAAAGCGATTTCCCCACGCGATAGACCTTGGCGACCCAGCCAAACGCCGGCCCGGAATCCTGATGGTCAATCGTGATTGGAGCTTCGCACTTGCGGGGATCGTAGCTATGCGCGATGAGGTCGAGGTCGGCCTCAGAGTATGTGCCCTTCTCCCCATAGTTTCCCGCGCGGAAAATTTCGACGCCTGCAATGTCCATTTGTTAATCTCCTTGGCTCCGTCTGTATCATATACAATTGAGACGGCGGTTTTTTTCCCGACTCTCAGAACCGCTCCAGTTGCTGCGCCAGCGAACCCGCGTTGCTGTCCTCCTCCCAACCCTCCTCGCGCGCGTCCCCCATGAGCGGGAGCATTGCGCATCGGCACTGATAAGAGAAAGGCGGGCGTCCCAGTTCAGCCGCCGCGTCGCTGCCCTTCTTCCACAGCACACCATCAAGCGCGGCGTGCGTATCGCGGCTCCGGTCGTCGCTCGGATTCCACGTTTCCCAACCCCACATAAAATCCTGAATCTCGGGGGCCGACTCGTTTTCCGCCTGTTGCGCCGAGTAGGCATTTGCGGTTTCGGTGCGATAGACATTTTCCCAATACGGGTCCAGCCCGCCGGGGAGCGTCCCCGAGTCGGCCATGTCCTGGATCGCCTGGCCGAAATCCGACATGGTGCGACCGTCAGCCACGTTTGACGCAATCAGGTTTCGGATTCGCTCGGTGGTCTGGAGGTTCGGGGACGCGGCAATCGCAATCGCGCGCTGGCGGATTTGCTGCTCTACCACGTCGGGCGACTTGCCCGATAGCTTCGCCAGGCCGGCAACAGCACGCGAGAGTTGATCCGGGGTCATCACTTCGCGGGAGAGCATCCACGCAGCCGCCTCCTGGAAATCCTCCGACAGATCGTCAACCCAGGCCGACGCAAACGCGCTCAGATCGTCAACCTCGGCAAACGATGCTGTTGCCGTATCAGTAGGCGCCGCCGGGTCGTCCAGGCCCGCGGCAACGGCGTAATCTGCTGTGGCCAGCGACGCAATCAGCTGCCCGCCGAACACCGCGCGCAACAGCCCGGGCGAATCTGTCATGAGGTTTTTGGGGACGACGGAAATCGCCGCGCGCGTCAGGAGATCACTCGCCCCGAACTTACCGCGCAGTGCGGCAACGGTGCTACCCAGCGCCGTGCGCAGCTCGGGGCGAGCATCCGCCAGCAACTCCTCAGTAAGGCGTGACTGTTGCCGATCGGCGCGGCGCGCAACCGCCAACGCTTTCGAGTCGGCAAACTTTGCAACACGGGCACGGCCATGACTACACGAAACAGAGACAACGCTGCGCCGCCGCTCGGCAAACTCGTTCTCTGTGGCGACGGGCGCCTCGGGTTTTTCGTTCAGCACCTCCTCGCCTTCCTTTGGCTGGCGAAATCCCAGATTCTCGCGCGCTTGTGCGGCTGCAATGACCAGCCCCACGCGATTTGCCGTTTCGATTGCCGCGCGCGCGGCCTCGGCGTCGGTCTCGCCCTCGGTGTCGATTTCATAAGTTGGCACAACAGCGTCCGGGCCGAAATTGAAACGTACAAACGGCGTGAGAATGTCGCGCCGGACCACCTCCTCAAAGAGCCGAATCAACGGAACAATCCGCGCCAGCATTGTGCGCTCGTGGACCTCCGCCTGAGCGCGCGTGCCGTACTCCGCCTCGCGTACCGCAAGCGATGACCCCAAAAGATAAATCGCAAAAACCGTGTCGATAAATTCGATCAGTCCTTTGTGTACGTCGCCCGAATGCCCCTTCATGCGATCGATAAATTCCAGCAGTTCCCCTTTCTGCGTCACGATTGCAACGTCATCGCGCAGGTTTTCGAGTTGCGTTTTCAGCGCGTTGATTGTCGCCTCGGGCTCGCTCGCATTTTCGGGCACCTTGCCATGCACAAAAGGCGTGCCGAAGTTGTCGATGAATCTGGCCCATGCGATGACCGCCCCCTTTTTGATATGATACAAATGCCGCAGCGGGAACACGCGCGACGTGCCCCAGGGATTGCCATACAGCGCCGGCGTTTGCAGCACTATGTATTTGTTGCGCGGAGTGTCCTCGATATGCAACCCCACGCCCCCCTGGAAGTAAAGCCCGCCGTCACGGGAAAAAACAAACTGCGAAGGGTGGCAGTGCAGCGTGTGATAGACCTCGTGTCTCCCGCGATTGGCGCGCCAGAACATTTCCGTCATCGAAATGCCGTGCGAAAACGCGCCGATCAGTGCCGTGTAGGCGAACGTGCGAAAGTTGAACGCGCGCAGTTGATCCTCGCAAGCGATACGAACGGCCTGCGTTTTGGGGTCATCCTGCAACGTTTCGGGGACGGACACCGCCGATGGACGGAGCATTGTGTAGGCGGCAACAAACTCGCACGCCGCGCCAATCATCTGGTCCTTCTCGCGCATCTCGTCCGCCAAATCATAAACCGCAGAGTCCTGTGTGGTGAGATAGCCCAGGTCACTGGACTTGTAGGTTTTCGGGCGCACGTCCAAATGCAGCGCGTTGGGGTTGCGCAGGAAGTCCCTGTGTACGCGGTCACGCGCGCCAGCGTGCGAGATCGTCAGCAGCGTCGGCCCAGACTGTTGCGGCAACTCTGCCAGCGCGCGCGCTTCTGCCGGGGAATACTCGCGCCCCTCAATTTCGGACTCGTCCTCCGAAAACTTTGCGCGGTGCCAAGAGCGCTCCGCAAGAGCGGATTGGGGTTCGGATTCGTCCGCCGTGATGCCGTAGCGATTTGTCATTTCTTGACTTGTCATTTCTCGATCCTCGATTTGTCATTTCTTTCCCTCGCGCCGCGCCGTCAGTATCCGGCAAGAACGCGGTCGCGCGGGGCAGCGGGAGCAACGCGCACCATTGATTTCCGCCGCCCCGGGCGACCAACCTTGTCCTGCAAGTATTGGAGCGCCTGCCAAAACATCATCAGCCCATCAGGCGTCTGCCCGCGATCAATCATGCGCGGGCAGTTGGAAACCTCCGCCTCGAAGAGCCGCCAGTTTTCAGCGTGGGCATATTTCCGTTTCGACTCGTCGCGCGGCCAGTGTAGCGCGTGGTTTGTAATCAGCGCATTGATGCCGGGCAACCCAAGTTGGGGGTCAGACTTCTTGCGCCCTGTGATGTGGGGTACCACAAAGCGCCACCAATCATAATCGCGTTGGCGCGCAAGGACCTTAACGACACGCTCGATCTGGTCCTGCACGGCGTTCGTCTCGCACACAATTGCAGCCGGGCGGAGGTTCAGGGTCGAATAGGCAAACTCTATTTCCGCCACAAGCCGCTCAATATCCCAAACCCCGCGCGCATGATAGACCGGGAAAATAATGCCTTCCCCGTTTTTTGCAACGACCCAAAAACCCGTGCCCGCCTTGCGCATACTAGACAAGTCAATCCCGTAGGCCAAAATGTAACGTTGCAAATCCAATTCGGAAAACACGGGAAGGCCGTTGTGCTCGCGCTCTAGGCCCAGCAAGTCCGCCACCGTGGCGGCTGGGGTGTGCCGCTCGGACCAGTGCTGCACCATGCGGTCGGCATCCGACAGCGCGACCAGCCCGCACGAAAGTGTAAAGTTCGCCGGGTCGTTCCGGGCAAACCATCGAAGCTCCGCGCGAGAATACTCCGGCACGTTGGCGGGCAGCGGCATCTCAAACTCTGCGCAATCGCCCTGTTGCCATACGTCTGCGAAACTGGAAATGGGGACGGACTCCAACCCGAATGCTTCTGGGTATTCCAGGCATGGCAGCGGTTTGTCTCGCGGCGGATTTTTGATTCGCACAAACATTGTTTCGCAGTCCGGTGTAACGCCAATCCAGATTGAGGTAACACGCTCATCGCGCAACAGCAGATGTGCGAGGTCTTCCTCATGCCAACAGTTTTGGATTGCGATCATTGTTCCGGAGAGTTTCAGGCGTCCGTTGAGCCATTTTTGTTTTATGGTTCTGCAATAGCTCTCGCGGATTTTTTGCGACTCAGCGTTGACCTGTGTCATCACGTCGTCCGCCAACAGCAGATCGACGCGACGATTTTCCGCACGCCCGCGCGTTGCGACAGCGGCCATTGCGGGATCGGGGCTCTGCCCATCGGTCCGCAAAAAAAACATGTCTTGCCGCCAGCCGCGCCGAACGGAACCCCGGCGCGGCTCGTACTGCGAGCGCTCCGCGTCGGGAACCACGAGGGGAAACACCGCACGAAATCGATCGGTCATTATAATTTCCCGGCACAGGTTCACCGAGGCCTCCGCAACGTCGGCCTCGCCGGAAATTGCAACACACCGCGTCTCGGGTTTGTTGCCCAGCGCGTGCAGCGCGAGCCACCGGGCCACGGTGGATTTGCCCAGCCCTTGCGGCGCAACGTGCGAAACGTGTCGGCCAATCGTATAACAATGCTGGAGGATAGACGAGAGCAGGCGCGTGTAGCCGTTGTGTGCCAGGGGCGCGCCGGTCTCGTCCTGCCCGGCAAACTCCATCAGCGCCGCTAGGTCGTGCCGCGCTGAGTCACGAGCAGCGCGCCGCGCGTCTTCCGCCGAGTCCTCGGCGGCAATCCGCTCAAGGCCGTCGGCCATCAGAGATGCAAGGGTGGGGTCAAATCCGGCAGGCATGTGGCGCGCGCTCCTGCTATCATATACGATTGGAGCGCGGTTTTTTTTCCGGGGGGCAGCCGTCTTCTTCGGGCTCAATCAGTTCCGCGCCGATCATCGCACGCGGCGGTGTCGGACCATCGCCCATCGCGCGCATCTGGAGGGCAATAGTTTCGAGCACGTCGCCAGGCAATTGGTCGCGATGCTCAATCAGGACCGCCAGGAAACCCTCAACAAATGCTCGTTTGTTTTCCAGGCGAAGCTCAATCTTCTCTGGCTTGTCCAACCCGAGCAGCCGCGTGATCTGTTGCGTGGTGCGGCCAACCGTCGCGTGGTGCGCGGCCGCAGCCTGGTGATATGCCGCGGCCTCGCTGGGCTTGTGATCAGCAGATAGGGCGCCCTGCTCCGCCGCGTCGGCCAGCCGAAACGCGCGGCGCACAACCTCGCGCAACGTTTGCAATTGCTCTGCGGCGGCCTGATCCACCGGGCGCCGATAGACTTCGCAGTTGCGGTCCACGGCCCAGTCGATCAACCGCCGCACCGCCGTCATCCCGATTGTCAGCGGGCGCCCGAATTTTGCCGGCAGATATGCGTTTAGGGAATGTAGTATTTCCGTGTCCGTCTGCCCGCGAAGATGGAGTTGCCGCACAAGCCGAAGCGCCGCCTCGCGCTCCTCGTGGCACAGGCGGGAGACAAAGCGGCGGCGCTTCGGCTTGTTGTCGGCGTCGTTGGTCATTGGTTTATTTTTTTCCGTTTAGCCGGAGAGCATCCACAAAACTCATTTTCGGCCCAACATACTCAAATGATGTCACTCTCCGATTTGTGGCGGTCTTGGTAACATGGTTCGGGCGCGCACGAAAATTGGCCCCGCACGAAACTCGCCAATTGTCCGAATTTCTCCTGCTCCGTATCATGGCGGGATGCGTAGTCGTGCTGATTGGTCGATAGCCCAGTCCAAAATACATTGATGCTATAGTTTCCGACAGCGCATTTCCAATCCCGACCCCCTGGAAATCGGGCAACGTGACGGTGCGATGCGCTCGTTTAAACTTTTTCTCCACCGGGTGTGGAAAATGCAACCACGCGGAAAATGCAACCACTCGCTTTTTGTATATCGCACAAAAACACGTTGCCATCGTGGATAGCTCACTATCTAAATAGTGATGCTCACGGAAAATCGGCCACAGGTCTCTCGAACATCGGACAACCTGCAATTGTATTTCTGGCCGACAAAGCCCCCCCCTTGCCAGCGTTATCCGACCGCTGGGCATTTCCACAATCCAGTCAGGGCACAACCAGTCTGCAATATCATTGTGACAAGATACCGCCACAAAGCGTGAGCCTCGGCGCCGAACAAATTTTCCGACAGCGGCACTACAAATTTGAGCAACATTTCGGTCAACCACCGATGTGAACTCATCCACCACACACAAATCCTCTGCCCCCATGATGGCTCTCGCAACATCGCATCGAAATTTTTCACCCGTACTCAAAACATGATAGGGCTTTAGCCATGCGAGAGGACTCGAAAAACCAACCGATGAAAGCGTACTCAGTATGTCAGAGATTCCGTGTTCCCGCGGAAAACCCTCTACTATCGCGGTCTCCCTGTCCCACTCGTGTGGATTTTCGTGGGCATCCCCCCAAAGCTCTCTCGCCAGGGTGCTTTTCCCCGAACCGGATGGGCCGACAATCATTCCAATGGTCCATGATTCTGGTATCTCTAAATCAAATTCCCATCTCCTTGTGGAATGTGTCGTTTTTTTGATGTCGAAAATACCGCGAGTCTGTACAACGCGAGGAGTGTCCTCGATTTCGATCTCTCTCAGGATACTAATGCGCGGCATTTTATCCCCTCCTGTTTCATTTTTTCTATAAATGCCAATTGCTGCATTTCGTCGTCCATCTCCACGATCACCTCAAACAGATGGCCTGCTTGTTCGGTGTCGGCGACATTGCTATTTTTTTCGATGGGCACGTTATAATAGTAGTCGCCCAGAATCAGCGGCTCAATGTAGTCTGGGCACTCGCTCGCGATGCGCTCCATTATCCACCGCAACTGATCGTCCTGAAACGTGCCGGCGATATGTGGATTATTTGCGGTCACATTTGCGATCATGTCGCGCGTCTCGTCCCAATCGACAACACGCACGCGGAAGTGCTCGGAGCCGGCAATAATCTCCCCATCAACCAACCGAAGCTCTGTGCCGTATCGCTCGCGAAGCGCGCGCAGGCGCTGATGCCCGCACACAAGGCTGCCCGTCCGGCAATTCCACACGATCCCCGACAAATCGCCAAACTCCTCGATAGAGCATTTCAATCCGTCCAGGGCCTCACGCGTGATTGTTCGCGGGTTTCGCTCGTTGGGTTGCAAATCGTCAATGCTCTGTAGTTCTCTCATTTCTGAGTCTCCTGTTTTTTGGTGTTCCCGCTGTTCGATACTTTTTGCCGCACTTGCATTGCCGCGCGAAGCGCGCCCGCCTCGGTCATCCCGAGAGAGCGCGCCCCCACTCCAAACTCAGTCTCATCAATTGCGCCTGCTTCCAGCCGCGCAACCAGACGCGCGGCGTCAAGGCACGTCCGGTGTTTTCCCATTTCCGCCGCGCTCGGAAACTTGATCGTCATGCCCGCAAACGCCGTCAGGCAGCAATCCAACAATGGCGGCGAATCCAATACAGACGCCAGCTCGGGCAACAGCGTATCGGCGTAAAAGAGAAACAGCACCGCCTCGGTATCCAAAAAACGTTTTGAATCGTTATCACCCATAGAAATGCGTTCTCCAAATTTCCGCGCGAAATTGTATCGCAATACTCTGTGCTATAATCCACGCGCGCCGTTTTGATATTCCGGTTTGGCGCATGATTTCCTGCACCGCGGCCCACGTCGATTCCTGGGTTACTAACTCGGGCGATGCGGACAAAACCTCCACGGCCCCAGCCTCGCAAGCGGAAAACCTGGACGCCATGCAGACAGACCGCAACGTTGCCCGCACTGCAATCATGCGGTGCGGGCTCTCCCTGTAGGCATCATCGCGCCATGCCTCGACCGACGCGCTTGCAACGGCCTCGGCTATGTACTTCCGAGCGCGAGAGTCGCGGACCACAATACTCATCAGGCGGTTGCGCACGCACGTAAACAAATATGCAAATAGCGACGAGTGTGTTGTGTCCACGTTTCCGCTCCGGACAACTTCTATCAAACACAACCGCCCCTCCTGGATAAGGTCTTCCCGAAATTCGGCGCTTTGATATTTGCCGTCAGCGCTGGCCGTCAGCCCGCACGCGATATAGTCGATCATGCAATCACACGCAAGGACAAGCGCATCCTCGTTCATCGGCTCGCCCTCCAATATCTCCCGCACGGCGCGCGTGTCGAACAGTTGGGGCAAGGGTTTGCGTTTGCTGTTTTTCAGTCCCTGTCGTTCCACCAAGGCAACTCCTCCTCATTTGTTTGTTTTCTGCCGCGCGCGGATTTGTTATTTCCGGCATCGCCCCTGTTGTAGTCAATGCCTTCCGCCTGCCGATAGGCCATTTGCTCCGCGCGGTCAAGCGCCAGCCAGCGTTGGCACTCGACATGAAAGCCTACAATGGCGGTGCCTGTTGGGCCGTTGCGATTTTTGGCGAGGATGATTTCCGTTGGGATAACCGGCGGTGCCTCGTCGGGAGTTGCGCTCGGATCCAGCTCGACTCGGCGGCGATGCAAAAACCAAACCTGTGAGCTGTCCTGTTCGACGTTGCCGGAGTCGCGCAAATCGGACAGCGATGGGCGCCCAGAGTGTAGGCGGCCACCGCGCGTTTGGCTGCGCCCGGCTCGATCCACGTTGCGGTTAATTTGATGCAGCATCAGTATCGCGAGCCCCAATTCGCCCGCCAGTTGTTTGATTCGCCGCGTGGCACGGCCAACTGATTGCGCCTGGTTTTCCCCGCGAGCCATCTGCAAATCCATGAGCGACAGGCTGTCAACGATTAGGAGTTTGAGACCGGGATAAATCGTTTTTGCAACACGCCCCTGAGCGGCCAGTTCGGCAACCGTCAGCCCAGGGGAAAATGAAAGCGACAGCGGTGCGCCGTGAATGACGCCCGCCGCGCGGCTGAAGACCGACAGCTCATCATCTGTCATTATGCCCTTGCGCGCTCGATCAAACGATAGCATTCCCTGCGCGCAAATCACTCGTTCCATGTTCTCTTCGCGCCCCATTTCCATTCCAAAATAGGCAACAGGGATTTGATGTTCAACCGCAAGAAATCGCGCAACACTCAGGGCAAATGATGTTTTCCCTATCGAGGTTCCCGCCGCCAGCGTGGCGAGATCGCCCACGCGGAGCCCGCCCATGATCCGGTCAAAATCGGAGATGCCCGTTCCGACGCCGATCATGCCGCCGGCGCGCGCGAGTTCCGCCCGCTCAAACACCTCTGCCACCGTGGCCTCTGTGACGTGTTGAGAGCCCACAAGACCTCGGTCCTGAGTCGCCCCGAGCACCTCAAAAACCAATCGCTGCGCAACCTCTACTTGTTCGAGAACGTCGCGCTGTTCGGTGATTGACTCCTCGCGGATGATTTCCGCCGCGCGTATGAGCCGCCGAAAAATGGCCTTCTCTTGCACAAGGCGGGCGTGCTCCGGGGCCGCGCTTGTCGAAATAACAAATTGCTCCAGGTTGGCAAGATATACATAATTCCCGACGCTGGCAAGCTCGTTGTTTTTTCGCAGCAAGTCCGATAAGACGGTCAACTCAACCGTCTTGCCGTCGCCGATAAGCTCGATCATCCGGCGATAGATTATCTGATTTACCGGCTGATAAAAATCCTCGGGTTTGAGGAATCCCATAACTGCCGGAAGGACATTATTGTCGAGCATGGCGGCGCCGAGAAGTGCCCGCTCTGCGTCGGCATTGTTGGGGAGCCTCGCCGAGCCGTGCGCCTGCTCTTGGTTGGGTGCTGCATTTTGAGGTGGGTCCAAGATCATATTTCGCCGCCTGTGGTGGATTTGGTTTTTTCGCGCTCGATTTTTTTCGCGCCGTTGGGTGTGCCGCCTGCCGCCGATAGCCACCCAACCGGATCGTCGGCAATTTGGCGCAATAGCTCAAGGAGATTTCCCGGGGCGATCGGTTCCGAGCCGCCATCGCCCACGCTGATGGTCCGCACCGCCGCCCATGTTGCGGCAATCTTGCCCGAGTCGGCGCACTCGCGGCCAAACCGTTCTGCGGCCGGCAGCCAGGCGTCCGGCGGTGGCGCGCCGGGAGAAATCTCCTCCCAGGTTGCCGCCGCCAGCCCGACGGATTGAGCGCCGGCGGCGATGCGCTGGGGCCTCGTGGGGCCGGAATAGTCGTTTTCGCGTTTGCAGGCCCGTGGTGGCGTTTCGTGGGCGATAGGTGACTCCACACCCAGGGGCGCTTGCTCTGAGGCAGAATTGACACCCGGACAGTGGGGTACAGCGCCAATCAGGGGCGTTGTGTCGTGACCCAGTTGGGCGTCGGCCACGGATTCAGGCTCCTCGGCCATCAGCCGATGAGCCTCCTCAAGCCGGTCTGCGCCACCCTCGGCTGGTGCCGTGGCGTCCGGGTATCGAGCCACGGCCCGGCGCAGACGAATGGCCTCGGGATGATCGGCGCGGCAAATCCACCGGAGCGCCGAGGATACCCAGGGCAGGCCATTGGCGGCGATGCGCTGACGGATGGCCGCACGGCGCTCGGGGCTGCCGGGGATTTTTGCGCCGGGCAATCTCTCGATGGCGACGGCAAGGCCCTCGATGGCTTCGGCTTCGGCTTCGGCGGTTGTTTGAGATTTTCCATTTCCCGGGGCGGGCGGGGGGGTGGGCGAGGCGGGGGCACTCGACTGCCCTCGCCCCTCGCCCCTCGCGTGCCCTCCCTTCCCCTTCCCTTCTACTTCCCTTCCCTTCCCTTCTGCGTCGAGGGTAGGTGGAGGGTAGGTGGAGGGTAGGTGGAGGGTAGGTGGAGCACTCTGCGAGCCCTCCACGAGCACTCTGCGAGCACTCTGCGAGCCCTCCACGAGCACTCCGCGAGTGCTCGGCGAGCCCTCGCGGATTGGACAACTGTTATTGGTTTGGATTTGGTTGCCCTCTGGTGGGTGTGACCACGGGTAGTTCTCGGTTCCGCCGCGCTCGATATGACGGCGGCAGACGGCCCGCGCTCGCCCTCCCCATCGCTCATCAGAGACGGGTGGTGGGGGGTAGCTGGCAGTCGGCTTGTCGAGCCGTTGGTGGAGCCACCCCGTGATCCAGAGCCAGGATTGCCCGTCGGCGTCGTAGACAGTCATGAGGTCGTTTGCGACCAGCTCGGCGAGCATCACGGGGATGTCCTCCGGCTGGACCTCGCGCCGGCCGGGAAATGCGCCAATCAGGATTTGGTCCGGGCGGTGAGGGAGTACTCCCCGGTCGTCCGCCTCGGTCCACAAATA